CGATACACCGCAACCGCACGAGCCGGGACCAACCGATGGGCTGGCTGCGTCCTGCTCGATATGGGGCTGGGCGAGGGCAGCGCAAAGTCGGTTTTGCGGACGTGGATGTCCAACAATGTGCTGGTCGTGGCCGACTATCACAACCCAGTACGGCGGCGTTCAGACAAGGGATTGTTCGTCAACTATGACAAGCTGCCAGGTGAGAACGATGCGTGAACATTTGGGTGCTGTAATTTGGTCTGATAGCGCGCGCTTTGCGCGCAGTTTGTGCGCAAAATCGGGTGCGCACAAAGAAAACCGTACTAGTATTGTGCGCACGCGCACGCAAAGCGCTTTTGAGCGCGCTTTGCGCGCAGTTTGTGCGCACAAGACGGTACTAGTACGGTTGCGGAAAGTGCGCCATGCGGGGTGATTTTGAAGCCTTGCGGCAGCACGTTGGCGATGTCGATGGGCTGGCTGGTTTATTTTTTGAAGCGGCTGAGACAGAGCGCAAGATGCCTGGGGTAATGCTAAGGCGGTATCGGGTGGCGTGGCCGGAGTATGTGCCTGATCCGGGTCTGGCGTATGGGTACAATGACGTGGACGTGCGGCCGGGGCCAGCGGATGCGGGTGAGGTCGATCGCTGGGATATGGCGTTGAGGCTGACGCAGTTGCTGGATGCGGATGATGCGCGGTTGGTGTGGGCTGTCGCGCATTCTGCGGTGCGGCGGCAGCGTGGGCCGGCGTGGCGGAAGGTGGCGAGGCTGGTTGGGTGTCACCCGGCGACAGCCAAGCGGCGGTTTGAACGTGCTATTTTGGAGCTGTGGTACAAGATGTAGTATTTGGTGTTGACGATGTGCACCAAATGTTGATAGATTTTGATAAAGTGGCGAGGTATCGCCAATCTGGACCTGCGGATCGCCGCGGGTTTTTTTATGGGTGATTGATGGCTAGAGGTTTCAAGGTAACGAAGGCGAAAATGCAGGAGGTTTGCGACGAACTTGCCAAGGGTAAGTCGCTGCGTTCTGTGTGTGACCGGGGCGAGAACATGCCGCACTGGGTCACTGTGCTGAAGGCCGTGCAACGCGACGAAGACCTTTTCGAAATGTACAGCCGTGCCAGGGCGATAGGCGCGGAGGTTTTAAAGGACGAAATGCACGACCTCGCTGCGAGTCCGCTGCCTGCCAACATGGATCCGCGCCTTGCTAACGCGGAGGTGCAACGGCGCCGAGTGGAGATCGACACGAAGAAGTGGACGTTCTCGAAGATGCAGCCGCGTGGCGTCAGGCACAAGCAGGAGGACGTGCAGGACCAAGGCGGTCAGGTCACGCTGGTGTGGGGCGCGATCGATCCACCAGCCGAGCAGGAGCAGGGCAGCGAGCCTGCCGACGTCATCAAGCTGGTGGGTGACGACAGCCCGAAACAATAGATTTTTAAGAGGCAGCGTCGGGCTATCGTTACGCGCGCGACCCCGCGACTGCGGGTCATTCGCAGCGTCCACGGATATAAAATCCGTAGGTCAGTGCAATGTTTTCAATAGCTTAGTGGCGATCGGCGACCAGGGGGTGCCATTTTTTTTTGCGATTCCGCGAAACGCCTACCCCTACCCCCCAAGATCCGCCCGCCGCTTCCCTAGTCGATAATACATCGTAGCATGAGGCTCGCAGGCTTTGACGCTGCAACGGAGCGATACGCATGGCGTCACCAGCCTGGACACGGAAAGAAGGCAAGAACCCTAAGGGCGGGTTAAACGCCAAAGGCCGCGCCAGCTACAAAGGCGGCACACTGAAGCCGCCCGTCAAGAAAGGCGACAATCCCCGCCGCGCAAGTTTCCTGGCCCGCATGGGTAACATGAGGGGGCCGGAACGTGACGCGAAGGGACGCCCCACGCGCCTCCTACTCTCTCTCCGCGCGTGGGGCGCTTCGAGCAAGGCAGACGCCAAAAGCAAGGCGGCTGCAATCAGCAAACGCAACAAGGCAAAAGCATGAGCTTGTACGAAAACATCAACAAACGGAAAAAGGCTGGCACCAGCCGGCCGAAATCAAAATCGACTATCAGCGCAAAAAGCTACGCCGATATGAAGGCTGGTTTCCCGAAGAAGAAAAAAAAGAAATCCGTTATGGGTCGCGGATGATGCACTACTCCGCCTACTGCGTCCCAGACGGTGAGGGCAAAGTAGGTTTGTGTTTATTCTTTGAGGGCTTCGACACCCTAGAATCTGCGCAATGGTTCCTCCAGCAACTAATGGAACCTTACGAAGAAGACAACCAAACCCCAACAGACGAAACGGTACACTAATGGCAATCAAAACGATGTATGGCCGTGCGATCGGCGACCTGGAACGAAAAGGCGTTGTGCGCCGCACCGGTCCTATGTCCGTGATGGGTAAAGCAAAAGCACAGCCTAAATCGGTCGTGAAAACGCGCAAGCGAAAGGCCATCGCGAAATAGCGCATGAACACCATACAGATCGACTACACGCCGCGGCCGTTGCAGGTCGAGCTGCACCAGATGCTCGACACCAACCGCTTCAACGTGCTGGTTATGCATCGCCGGTTCGGTAAGACGGTCTGCGCCATAAACCATCTGCTCAAACGCGCAATCGAGGAGCAGAAGCCCAACCCCCGGCTGGCGTACATCGCGCCGACGTACAGACAGGCGAAGAACGTCGCCTGGGACTATCTCAAGCAGTTCAGCTCAAAGATCCCCGGCACGAAGTACCATGAGACAGAACTGCGGTGCGATCTGCCCAACGGCGCCAGGATAAGCCTGCTGGGCAGCGAAAATCCGTCCAGCCTGCGAGGCATCTACCTGGACTTCGCCGTGATGGACGAGGTCGCGGACATGCCCGAGTCGATCTTCCCCGAGGTCATCAGGCCCGCATTGTCGGACAGAAAAGGCGGCTGCACTTTCATCGGTACGCCGCAGGGTCACAACTACTTCCACGACCTATGGGAAGCCGCAGCCAGCACGAAAGGCTGGGCGCGGAAGATGTACAAGGCCAGCGAAACCAATCTGCTGGATGCCGAGGAACTGGAAGCCGCACGCGCGACCATGACCGAGGATCAGTACAACCAGGAGTTCGAGTGTTCCTGGGTCGCTAACGTACCGGGCAGCGTATTCGGTAAGGAGTTGCAGGAACTTGATGATCAAAGCCGTATTACAAGCGTGCCGCACGATCCAGCCCACAAGGTGGATACGTTCTGGGATATCGGCATGCACGACTACACTAGCATCTGGTTTACGCAGAACGTGGGCCGCGGTGAGGTCCACGTTATCGACTATTACGAAAACCGTGGTGAGGGTCTGCCGCACTACATTCAGCACCTTAACAGCTTGGGCTACACATACGGCTCGCACTATGGGCCGCACGATCTGGAAGTGCGCGAGGTCGGCAGCGGTAAAAGCCGTCGAGAAACTGCGTATGATTTGGGGCTAAATTTTCGCGTCGTCCCGCGGCTTCCAGTCGAAGACGGGATACACGCAGCGCGGTTGCTTATTCCGCGCTGTTTTTTTGATCGCGATACCTGCCGCCAGGGTCTTGAGGCGCTGCGTCATTACCACCGCGCTTACAACGACCGCACCCGAAAATTTCGAGACACACCGGTACACGATTGGTCAAGCCACGCCGCAGACGCGTTCCGCTACATGGCCGTTGGCATGAAGACGAAAACAGACAACGCGCGCCCGCCGCAAGCGATTGCGCAGAACAAATATGATCCGTTTGGAAGAGCCGCATGAGTTTTCTAGCACCCAAGGTAAGTATGCCGCCCCCGCCGCCTATTCCGCCTGTGCCGCCGCCGGCCCCGATCGAGGCGCCGGATACGAGCGTTGAGAAGGCAGTCCGCGCTGACGCGAAGCGTCGCAAGGGTCGCGCAAGCACGGTGGCGACCAGCGGTATGGGGCTAACGACCGAGGCGGAGGTCAGCAAAACATCATTATTGGGGAGTAAATAAAATGGGTGGTATTCCGGTTGTAGGTCCAATCATCGCGCCAGAGAGGCCCAAGGTGCAACCGGCGCCTGTCATCGCAGCGCCAAAGCCTACGGTCACGCCAACTAATGTTGTTGCGATTGGAGAGAAGGATCAGGAAAAACGTCAGCGTCTGGCAAAAGTACGCACGGGTTCTGGCACTGGCGCCCGTATGACGCAAAGCGTACTGGGCAGCGCAACGACCGACAGCAAAGAATTGCTGGGTTCGTAATGGCCGAAGACGACCGCGCACGCGTCCTACTGAAGCGCTTGGACAAACTCGCTGTCCAGCGCTCGACGTGGGAGCATCACTGGCAAGAAGTCGCTGAGTATGTCGTCCCGCGCAAAGCGGACGTTACGAAACGGCGTTCCGCTGGCGACAAGCGCATGGAGCAGATCTACGACGGCACGGCCATCCATGCCGCCGAGATGCTGTCCGCGAGCTTGCACGGCATGCTCACAAACCCCTCGATGCAGTGGTTCGATCTCGCCTATCTGGACGAGGATCTGAACACCGACGACGAGGCGAAGGAGTATCTGGAGGCGGTCACCGAAATCATGCAGCGCGAGTTCCAGCGCAGCAATTTCGCGGAGCAGATCCACGAATTGTACAGCGACCTGGTGACGTTCGGCACGGGCGTGATGATGATCGACGCCGCGCCAGAGGGGCAGGGCGTTCGGTTTGGCACCCGTCATATCAGCGAGTGCTATCTCAGCGAAGATCAGTTTGGTCGCGTCGACACGGTGTTCCGCAAGTTCAAGATGCCGGTGCGATCGGTTGCTATGATGTTTGGCGCTGAGAACCTTGGCGAAAAGAT